GTGTCGTTAAAGCACGCCTTTGTAATTGTGCTCGAATGTGCCATAAAGGCAAGGGCAACAAATAGTTGCAAAAGTATCATGCGGGTTTCAAACCGCAAGATAAATATGCTTTGAAACCCACATTCTTATATGTGGAATAGACCTAAAAGGTCAGTCGGAACGAACTGCCAAACGTGGAATACCAACGAAAAACAATGCTTGAAAGTCATCACCAAAGGCTCGGGTGAAACCACCTGTGCCAGACGGGGTCGTGATGGTGAGAGTGGGCAAGGGAGCATTGTACTGGGGGACATCGGTCAAATCTTTGTGATACCGAACTGGAGTCACCCTAGTAGGACACTGGTATGGAATTTGGACAGAGAGAACTCCGTTCTCCTGAGACGAGTGCGTGTAAGCCAAGTAACCGCGGGAACCCGAGGTAGGAGCAGGCTGGACTGGAACTGCTGTAAACACAGGATCAGCTTGCCCGTAACTGGCGTATGCAATCATGTCTCGAGAGAGCTCAGCGAGGTTGGGGTCGGCGATGTCAACATTGTTGATCTTTGTGCCAATGCGCACCGAACCACGCATGAAAGCGTAGGGACTGAGGAGAAAACTCTGGTACTTCGTACGAAAAGCGTTCGTGGACGCAACCGTGTACTCGGCATCCAATACCCAAGGATAAAACCGTGTCATGGTTGACGTACCGACAACAGGGGCACCCAGGTGCACATGCCGCTTGAGCAACGACGAAATGGACAAAACCATCTCAGACATTGCATTCTGGGCTGCGACGACACCTAAAGGGTGCATGGGGGCATTGCCAACTGGAGTGTTGACAACATCGCCTTGTGTCACATCCACCTTTGGACCCTGGGGTCCTTGAGTGAAACAGGGAATGTAACGGGGCTCAACAGGCCCTGCAAACTCCAAATCATTGGAACCCCTCACGTAAACGGAGAAGTAGACTTCAGTGCCAACGGTCTCGGGAGCCTGGAGAGGAGTTACCACATGGACATAAATGCGACCGAAAGAGGTATCGGTGCGCAGATAGTCAAGGGGAATCATCCAGGGAGTCTCAACCTTGATCACGTTGCCTGTCGACAAGTCATAAATCTCACGATACGCAAATGCGGTATCATCCAAAGTGATCGTAGGAGCAGCGGGTCCTGGAACAAATGTGATGGCTATTTGCCCGCGGTGAAAACCTGTTTTCGCCGACTTAAACATCCAATCAAGTCCACCCCGGTAGAAACGAAAGACCTCAGCTAGGTAAGAGACAGGAGTCTTATATACCTCTGTGGGGCCAACAACACGCTGATAATCCACAGGAGTCAAAGCTCGACTGTACAACTGGTCACCCGCTGGGTTTGTAGTGGAAAACAAAAAGAAATCCAAATAACTGTACTGGGACTTGATAAAAGACAAACTCATCTCATCATGACCATCAGGGGAAAAGTCAGAAATCGCACGCAACTTAGCCGATGAGTCGAGACTCATTGGAATGGCTGGGTCTGTCGCGTTGCAATTGGGCATCGCCTGAGCAGGGTTGTGATAGACACGAGAGATGGTAGACGTTTCTGTCGGTTTGGACCAGCCAAAAGCCGACGCTGCGCCGCTGAGGGCGGCAGCAGCCCATGAAACGGTGCCTGCATAAGCACCGATCACAGGAATTGAAGTAATCCGACCTGCGAACGTCGACAATTCAGAGAAAAACGTCGAAACAGGCTTGGACTCAGCGTCAGACGGAGCGGTGCGACGTTGTTTCTTTGGACCCTGAGTGATCGCCGAGACGGTCTGGCCAAAGAGCTCAACATCTTCCATCCAAGTCCAGACCCTATAATTGATCTGCTGCTGGTTGTCAGGCCCCGTACGTAAAGGTGAAATAACAGAAACGTAAACACGGCCCCAATCAACAGGGCCGGCAGTAAGTTCAATGAAGTGAGTAGTAGCAACATAAGGGATGCGAAGTAAAACAGAAGTCTCGTTTGCCTCGATGTCAACACCAGGCAACTGGGAAATAGAAATAACATTCTGGACATGCGCAGACCCCTTCCTTGGATTCTCAGAATAACAAGGATAATAACACAACCTCAGACGACCAGCGTGATAGGGAGTGCCATTGAGGTCAAGGCGAACGCACAGCGTTGCCCGCAAGCCATAAAAACCTCTAAGCTTGTTTATCTTCAACAAGTTAGTGTAGTAGGTAAAGGTGTCAGCAAAATACAAAATGGAACCGATAGGGTCCACAACAGTAAAAGGGCCTTGAAATACTTGATACGGTTTAGCTAAATAGTCACTAATAGAACTAACAGAGTTTGGGGCAAACAGCTCCTCAACCTGGTCGGACCGGCCGACTGGTTGTATGGCAGCCACAGGGTCTGCCACAAAAGAAGTTGTGCCACTACTTACAGAAGGACCACTAACGTCCTGGTTGTATACACCTAAATCGGTGCGTTGAAAGGTAGTAATAGATTCGGTAAGCCACTAACTGACCCTGAAGACGGCTCATTCATACAGGGGTTGCCACTAGTGAGTATCAGGAACGGGCTGCGCACCAGGTACACTCTCGGATCTACTAGCCGGTACCACGTACACCGAACAGCATGACGACTGCAAGGGACGCCTTGGAATTAAACGTGCACCTCCAACCACCAAGTGGGAGGGAGGGCTTGCACCTCACCAGTACTCGCAACCACGAGCGAGAAAAGCTTCAACCCGCTCGCTCCTTGGCGTGCCCCAGGCAACGCGAAGGTTATATACAGGGTCTACGCGCCTTGCGGCGGAGTAGAACTCATGAAACCATTTCTCCCAGGTCTCATCGTCGTGAATGCTAAGCTCATCAAGGAAACCCTCAACCTTTACGCGGAAGAGTTCGCCGTCCGTGTCTTTCTTCTTGCACCACTGGATATTCTGTGCAAGCGTGTCCAAAGACAACCTCATGAACAAATTCCCTCCTGCACGAGCCAGCGTGCGTTTGAGGAAGGAAACATCAAAAACAGATCGGTGTCCCTCATCGAACAAGGCATTTTTGTCCTCATCAGTATATTCAAGTCCCATCTCACGAAGAGCGTCAGCAACCGACGCGTACGTAATCGAAGCAAAGCCGTACGTGTCGAGCTTCTTCTTGTCGATCTTCCACACGTTGTCGTCTCCGTAACATATGAACTCGACAATTTTCTTCTCGAAAATGAGCTTGAGTGTCTTCAGGGCGTGATCTTTACGAGTGCGACCAAGAGAACGAACAATGGCATACCGTAACACAATGTTGTTGCAGATGGTATTGAGAATTGTCGTGATGGGGTTCCCGGATGGATTTGAGTTGTCCCACTCGATAAGACATCCTTGATACTGGATGTATGGGCGGGTGAAAGACAGAAAGGTATTCCGTGCAACCCTAAGCTCCCCTGCTGGCAACAGGGGCGCAAAGAATGCAAGGAAAACATCCCAAACTTTGTCGATCACATACGAGGGAAGCCTCTTGTCAAACCCAGAGTAGTCACCTGCTTTCACGTCACAGTCAAGAGATCCATTTCCTAATTTCTCAAGAAAAGTGCGAACCTCGAACTGGTCTGCAACATTCATGCCTACCGCAGATGAGTTCTTGAAGCGGTTTTGGGGGTCCTGATACCAAGACGCAAAACATCCGAAATACCGACGAATCAACAACGTCGCCACTGTATCACATGAGAAAACAACACGAGTCTTCCCCTGATGCACCTTCTCAATGGGGCGCAGCTCATCTTTGGGGAAAGCAACAAATACCATGGGAATGGGACCACTTTTGAGCTTCTCCAAGGCTTCATCAAACTGTGTCTTGACGTGCTGGGCCCCTGGTGTGTCAAAGGTGTAATTTTCATCAAACCCAAACGCCTCCCTCTTCTTTGTACCAACATGAGGGTTAAACCTAGAAGGGGAACCTGAGGCAGTGCCCCGGTTAATGGGTTTGAGATACGGTGCCTTGTCTTTGCACCCTCTCACGCTATCCTCAAACGAGAGAATTGCGTCTTTGGGCCGGGTGCATTGAAGTGTGAGCTCATGTATGTATGCATCTGACGACGCATTCAACACGTCCAAATTGCACAAAACACCACCTCGCGAATACTCTTTCAGAGACTCAGCAACAGGTTCGAAAAGCCTGCCGTTGAGCATGAAGGGATTTAACAAAGCGGGTTTCTTGACTGGTTGCTCGGATAGCTCACCATACAAGGGTGACTTGCAAATCTCGGATTTGTACACGGCGGACACCGGAGTTGCCGAGCCCACAACCTGAACGTCCTCAACGGTAGTGGACGCTTGAACAAAGTTGAAGTGTGTGGCAATGTCGGTGGTAGCGGCATATTGAATCACCGGAACGTCGAAATGCTCAAACGCCTTGTCGACGAATGATTTGTTAATAATGATGCCGAACCCTTGTTTCCCTGACCTGCTGCCAGCAGCATGTAGGCCAACAACTTTAGCCTTGCGCCCGGGATCAATTCGGGTCAACAAGGAACCACACTGACCGTTCTCCGTTGCAATGTCATACTCAACAGTATTAATGGACACGTATTCAGCACCATCTGGGCTTGCGGCGCTAATGGGCCTGCCAAGGCGCGCTAACCCACTTGATACTTCAACAGTCACAGCGTCGTCAATGGTGCTCCAGCATGTGAGCTGGATGTTGAAGGAAGGTGTTGCCTTAACGTCAACGTCTGCGAAATGGTGGACAATGTTCTGGCAATGGAAGCCAACAACATTAACACAAACAAGGTCGTCACTTTCTGACTCGAAGAAAAGCAAGTCAGCAACACTGGCTGTGTAGCTGAACCGGTTCTTCTTTGTGGTCTTTTTCATAAACGACACTTTTTCATGAGACTTGAGCCCATAAAATATGTGTTTGTTCATCAGGACAAGAGAACCACCTACGCCAAGCGCATAACCGAGGAATGAATCCTCGTCATGCATGCGAAGGATGTTGGAGCCAAGTAGAGAACGGACCACCTGATCATGCTGAGCATCGCAACTTTGAGTCACAATAGGGGTCTGCCTACGACGACTTGATTTGCCAATGCTCTTGCCAAGGACCCCACGAGTGAAGAGGTAGCCCAAGGCAATCGCCGAAACGACGGCAGCACCAGTGCAAAGCTTCTGAATGTACGATAGAGTTGATACAAACCTCCACGAGTCTTGAATGGCAATACGGCCAGCCGCAAGATAAGACTTGGAAGCCGCAACGTCCCACATGGTGACGGCTGCAGTGTAGTCAAGTCGCATTTTGCGGACAGAAGTGACATCGACCAGCGAATATTTCCTAACATGGGACAACCAACAAATGGGTGTAAGATCGTTCTCGTACCACATTGATGACAAAATGTCCTTAGTCTTGATGCGCTCACGAATTGTGGACCTCCACTCGATCCATGACACCAGAAACTCATCGAAATCATTGAACTCATCAAAACCGCCACCTTGTATGAAATGGTTGTTCCGAGCCGCCAACACTGCAATCCTGCGGCGATCCTGATCAGGTGCGCAAGCATAACAGAATGGCAGACCACACGAACCTTGGGTGAAAGCCCGCTCGATGCAGTCCAATGTGTCTTCTTCAGAACACAAGAATTCCATCATACCCTTATTGCGCGCCCGCTGAGAAAGTTCATAATCGCGACGAAACCTGTACGTCTTGATGACAAGCTTAAGCGCATCAACCAGTGATGCTGGACGGCAAATGTCAGGGTACGCTTCAATGTCTGTGCATTTCAAACCACACGGACAAAGTGGTTGTTCTGACCCGCTCAACGGATCAAACTTGAACCAGTCGAGCCAAAAGCACTCCGGCGAATCTGGATACGCCTCACGATGGGCGGCAATAGCCTCAGGGTCAACCTTCGGCTCGCCAGTTCCACCAAGCAACGCAAACTCGGGCTTCACCTTCACTTTCAAACACAGGTGCATACGACGAGCAACGGCATCTTTTGAATACATGTGACCCAAGGTACCACCAAAAGCGGTGACATTGGACGTCGCCAAAATGAACTTGGAGTCAAAGTAAACCGCACCCTTGCGTTCTAATGAAGCTTGGGGGGTTTGATGGGGCTGGGTGTTGACCAAATGAATGATCTGTTGTGTCCAGTTCTGACAAGCCTCGACAGAAGATGCGAAGTCGTCCAAAAGGACAATACCCTGATTGTTGTAGCCATCAAGGAACTTTGATTCCTGATTTGGTGCATAAACAAACGATCCTGAGTCATTGTTCGCGAACTTGCGCACAGCGTGGGAGCCATAGACTTCTTTAATCATGGCCGACTGCATGAGATTTGATACAGTACTTTTACCAACGCCAGCTTGACCTGCAATGATGACGAAAAGTGGTTCTTGCCGAGTTGAGTTGCCGAAGCATCCAATCTTGGCTAGTTCGTCACGCAGTGTCACGATCCTCATCATGGCATCACGATACTGGATGTAAGCTGGCCCCCCCGCCCTAAAGCGGTTAAGAAGAGCCATGCCCTGTTTCTCCAGGACCATGAGCTGTGATGCAACAGAATGGACGTTCTCACGTTTATCATACTGCTCTTTGAGAGCAAGAAATGAGTTGTTGAGCTGTTCAATCTCGAACCAAGACTCACCTTGAAAGGCTGAAGTGTCCAGGCCAAGTCCAAACAATGAGGAAACAAAATCAAGAGAGTCACGAATGACCTCTTGTGCTTTCCCGACGGCCTCGCCCATGTCGCTGACTTTGTACGTTTGACTTTTAAAAGACCTAGCTAATGCATGGACTTTGTCAAACGTGGTTGCATCCTCACCAAACCTGACGCTCATGTTCCACATGGCGAAACAGGTCATCAAGAACTTTGTACATGATGCAAAAGTCAAATCGTCTTGGACGACGTCAAACCCGAAAGTCTTCTTCACCCTATTAAACAAGTATGTACAAAACTCAGGAAGAGATTCCTGTGTAAACGTAAAGTAAAGGGTTAACAAAGATATCACCAGGATTATCTTAGTCCTGTCCAAAAACGGAAGGACGAGGACAAAACAAATCAACATGAGAGACAGCATCGTTTGGGAGTCAATCCCAAGTAACACCTGAAAACTACCATCACGGGCTCGCGCAGCGATGTCCTTGAGGCTATCAGCAATCTTCTCATCGCGTAGATAGGTAATGACTTCATTGATTGGAGCAGTCAAAGTCTCGCGAACTTCCGCACTTGCTCCCAGCAATTGGCGTTGGACCCATTCAACAGGTCCTTGCACAAAAAGCTCAAAGTCATGTGATTGTGGACCTTGAGTTGTAGACGCAACAAACTTGCTCGGCTTGGGAACCGACTGCTTTGTGCGTTTCTCAAAATCCTGCTTCTTCTTCTTCTTTCCTCCAGATCCCTTGCTTCCTTTGACCTTCTTTCCAAGGCCTGAAGCAAATTGTTCAGGGTGGCGAACATAATTGTCGGCATAATGTTGGGTCATTTTACTGACCACAAATGCCAACTGTCCAACCTTCTTCTCAAGTGTGGCAACACTTGAGGCCGATGGTACACTAACCGAAACCGAAGACGCGGAAACACAAACCGGTGATTTTTGGTTTTGTTTTGATGTCCAGATTGACAAGTCAACTCAAGGGTTTAGCCGAGAGGGTCGACGCGGACAAGCGTGACTTTTGGGTTGCAATTCTTCTCCAACTAAGGAACTAAGCGATTACGTCCACTTTCGTGTACTTAGCGGTGCACTACAATGTCTAGACGCTACTAGAGGGCCGACAAGTTATATGTAATGCCACCATGGCAAGGACCGAGACCGAGAAACTCAGACGCCAAGGTTACCAAAACCATGGAATTGCTCAACGACACCAGCGACAACCAACTAACCCCGTTAATTGTTGCCAAACGATAAAATCAAATAACGATAAAAACAAATGGGGGGGGGGTTGTCCACTGCCGGTGGACATTCGGGTTGTCTAACCTACACGCTTTTCCGTACGAAATAGGTCTACACAACTGATGGAATCGGTCCATTTCCCGCGATTACTGCCGCGTACAGGACCCTTTTT